TGAATCCATCGTGATTGTTCCGGTCAATCCATTTCTCTTTTAGGACGAAATAACCACGCTTCACATATTCCTGCTTCGGTTCGTTCTTGTTCTTGAAGAATACACCCATATCACGAAGTTTTTGGAACAAGGTATTTCTGCCGAATGGGAGATTCAGGATTTTTGCGGACTGGCCGATGTCGATACGTTCGTCCGCATCCATTATTTTATCCATAAAGTCTGCCTTGGGACGTAGTTTGTTGTTTTCTTTTACTACGGTTTCAACTTTTTTCTCCAGCTGCCGGATTCGTTCTTCTTTGCGCTTCATGG